GCATATCTGACATTTGAGTTTACCTCGTAATTTCCGTATAATTAATCTAAGTTTATTTATAAATCAGAGTTTTCCGAGGAAATCCTCAAACACTCTGAGTGTTCTTTCTTCTAGATCACGACGGGATGCGTCGATGTATCTGCGGTATTTATCAACTTTTGCTTCCTTGAGAATCCCGTTATCCCAGACCCACTCTTTGCCTTCCATGATTCCATTGACAAATGCATCAGGGGCAGAAGGATCTGCTACAATATCGGCAGCAGTAGTGAGCATGAAGTCATCGCGGACAACTGAGACACCTTCTTGCTTTTCGATGCTTCCCATACCACGGGAAGAAACACCAAGTTGCACACCTTCTCCAAGTAAAGACTTGGCGATCTTGCCCATAGGAGTATCAAGGATTTGTGCCTTGCCCATGAAGTTGTGTCCTTCAGCGCGGAGACTTGTAATACGATGTGATACTCTGTCGAGGTTAATGGTAGGACCATCAGGATGTCCCAACTCTCCAAGAGCACGCTTGGTTTTTACATACTCTTCGTTGTATCTCTCTACCTCGCGGTTGAGAACATCGAATGGGTATCTGCGACCATTGCGATTTGTTAGTTCTGATTGAAGAAAAACTCCCTCAATGTATAGGAGTTTTTTTCCGTCTTTCTCCTCGGTAAGGATCTTTACGTCTTCAATCTGTTCCGTTATCAGTTTCATCGGTTTCCGTCTCGGTTGGTTCATCAAAGAAAGTGTTTGCTACAATCTTCTTATAATCAGCCATAGCATCAGATGCCTTAGCAAATAAAAGATCTTGGATTGCATCAATAGCGGATGATCTATCATTGTTGGAAATTTTATCCACAATGCTTACTTCGCCCTGAAAAGAATTGACTTCAGTGTTTTCTGGCATAATAATAATTCAGTATATTTTATTTAGTATTTGATGAAGGTTTGGGCGCGGACTTTGCTTTTTGAATCTCTCTGTCCATTGCAGCATCAGCAGCTTCTGCTTCTCTTTCCGCGCTATCGTCTGCCTGCATACCAGCAATCTCTGGTTGGAAAGCAGTGTTTTGCTGAGACATGGTATCCAGCATATTTGTTTGTGCTGGATCAATAGCAAGACCAGATGCAATATCACCCTTCATCTGTTTATCAATTTCCTTCACATCTTTATCAGTCTGACCTAAGATTTCGCGGCGGACATAATCAACGGAGAAATACTTACCAACAAAAGGATCCATTTGAGTTACGGTCATCATTCTTTGGTTCATCATTTCAATTTTTTTCAATTCATTGAAATGATTATCAAAGAGATAGTCATACTGGATATGCTCCTTCATATCATCCCAGTCTTCTGGTGAGATGATACCTTTGAGGATTAGTTGCGTCTTGAGAACATCGTGGAATAGTTCGCTAAAACGCTTGCGGAGACGACCGATGAACTTAGTAAATTTGAGTTCATCCCTGAGAACCTCTGTGGTCTTACCAAGATTAAACCCTTTGTTATCGTCGGTAAGACGAGAAGGAGGAAGGTTGAGAGAATTGTAGAGTTTCTTTTTGAAATACTCTACGTCTTTTAACTCACCAAGATTTTGACCACCAGGGAGAGTCGTAATTTCTGTTCCTCTACCACCTTCGCGGCGTGGAAGCCAAAAGTCTTCCAGCATTGACATATGCTTTTTATCATCACGCATCTCTCCTGTTTGCGCGTCATAGACAAGTTTGTTTCTGTAGCGCGACATAACATCACGCAAGTATTGTTCTGCTTTTACCTTTGGTAGATTACCTACATCGATGTAGAAAATTCTACGCTCAGGAGCACGGGACAATCTGTAGATAACAAGTGAATCTTCAATCATTCTGAGTTGATTGAGAGACTTGATTGCCTTGTGCAGGAAACCAAGTGTCATTCTCTTGTTAAGATCTTGCAGACCTGAGGGACAGAAGGTGATTGAATCAACTGCCATCTTCACACCTTGTGAAAGTGACATGTCACCAACTGGACCTAGGACACCACCCTTATAAAATCCTTTTGGATTGTATAGGTAGTAATCAACAAACGTTCCGTATTCATACTCAAGCGCAGTGCCTTTGATTGCTGCTTTTGCTAGAGCGTCTTTCGGGGTGTTGTCAATTTTTTGACGGACCTTCTTGATCTTCATTGGATCAATATAACGAAGTTCCGTAATTCCTTTCTTTGGATTATCTAGATCGATAACCTTATGGTAGAATAGTCTACCGTCGATATACCAAGTTCTAACAATCTCGTGTGCGCGATTGTCAAAATTTAACAGACGTTTGATATATTCAAACTCATTACGAATTCTATTTTTTACTCCAGCACCAACTTCGAGATTATCTAAGTTAATTTCCACGGGAGTATCGTGAGCGTCGCTAACAATAAATTCGTTAACAACTTCGTCTACCGCACTATCCACCTCAGGGTGAATTGCCATGTCACGATAACGACGGATCATCTCAAACTCATTACGAGCTTGATTATCCGTATCTACATACGTTCCATAATACCCACCTGCGGCAACGGCGATGGGCTCGTCAGCAGAAGGAGGGACAGGGGATTGCCCCCTCTGTCCCTCCTTTCTATTGATTTGGAAGCCAAATAACTGACTCATGATTAAAATACAAACAGTTGAGCGTTCAACTATTTATCATTCAATTGTAATGCCAGAAACGCCACCTGTTTCAACTGTCCAATATGACATCTGGAATTCAACAGTGAATTCTTCAATCTGATCATTGCTATCATAAGCAAGATCAATCTGAGAGATGCTGATTGGGAATGCGTGCCAGAGCTTGTAAGATCTGAGTGCAGTACCAGTTAGGGTTCCGTCCTTCTCCAGTTGGTCAACTTCAATGTCAGTCATATACTTTGCAGTTGATCCAGGTGTGAATAGAGGAGCGGTGTTCGCTTCATGAGTATTCATGTTCTCCATCCACTGCTCAAATCTTGAGCGAATCTTCATCTCTTTATCGTTGAAGAATGTAGCAGACCAGTTATCGAAGGTACGATCACCAACGATTTTTACAGTTCTGCCACGGAAGGGAACATCAATACTTCCCAGTGATGAACCAGGAAGAGCAGTTGACTTACAGAGAAGAGTGATTAACTCATCATCTGAAGTGCCAGTTGAAAGAGTGGTAGGAAATGGAATCCTAACCTCAAACATATTTGGTTTTACGCCTTGACCAACCTTCTGTAGGAAGTCATTAACGTTACTTGCTAGTGCCATTAGTTTTTACCTCGTAATTTTTGTCCTATTAACTAGAAATGAATTATCTACCAACAACTTCAGAGAACTCAACACCAGTTCTCGTTGCCGTTACAGTAACGGTTACATAGTTAATTGAACGAGTTGGCTTGAGGTAGAGTTCAGCAACAAACTCGTTGCGATCAATAACAGCAGGAGTGTTATTAGACTCATCACAAACAACTAGATAGTCGGTTAGACCTCTACGTGCTTGTACCTCTGCAAGGTATGATGTGATGGCAGACGTGAAACCACCTCTGGTGATTGCATCATTTTGCTCGAATAGAACTTGCTTGCCTAGATCTCCTGCTCTCTTCTCGATATTGAGGAAGAGGCGACGAACGTTAATTCTGTCAAATGCAGAAGGTGATGCAAGAGCAGTCTTATCGCCAAACAGAACAGGACCAGAACCAGGGAAAGAAACCACAGGGTTTACTCTTGACTGGTAAAGTTCATCTCTATCTGCTTTATTTGGATTGTATGCTAGTTTTACAACGTTGCGAAGAGCGCCACGATTTAAACCAGCAGGTGAAATCCAATCATCAATTGCTCTAGAAGTTCTTACGCATAGACCAGCGATGTCTCCATTGCAACCGACATAACGGTACTTGTCAGCAAAACGATCATATGTATACTTGATACCACTGTCAAATACTGCGAATGAAGTAGAAGGTAGAGTATCGAAGAATGCAATTGTGTTATCTCTTTGCTGAGTTGATGATAAGGAACCACCAGATGCTGCAATCTGATTACCAACGTGTGGGGAAACAAATGCTACACAATCAGTTCTAGAAGTTGCAACTCCAATTACGGCACCTGCCTTTGTCTTGGTATCTGCTTCTGATGCCATCGAACCGCCCATTAGGACGAAATCAATTTCGGAAGCCTCTGTATCTAGGAACTCATTATATGCAGTTTGAATTTCTCCAGCAGTGTAGACGTAATCATCAGTACCACCAGAAAGAAGTGTTCCATCAAATGCACCATTAGCACCTGTTGGAAGTTGGAGCTTCATGTACTCGGGAGCACTAGAAGTTGCTGCATATGAAGCAGCAGCACCGCCCCATGCATTACCATTTGTTTGAAGATTAGCAGAAATTTCTGCAGCACTATAAATGTATTGTGACTCTAGGTTTACAACATCTCTCCAATAGTTTGAAGCACCTTCAGTTGTTACTGCATCTGAAAGTTTTGAAACGTATGTAAATCTCTCTACAATAGTATTGTTTCTTTCGTCAATAACTGCAACATGCATTTCATCCCAGTTTAAATAATTCTCGGATGCAAATACCGATGTTCCAGGACGTGGACCAATAGCGGATAACTTAAGTCCAGTTGAAGCAATTGTTGTATTGCTATACCAAGGAGTTGTTGAAACACCATTTGCAGATGCTTTTACTCCATCAGTATTGATGATTGCGATTGTATCTACGCCAAGAACAGCGTAAACTTCGTGATCGTTTGTTCCGTCGTTGTATGTTGCGCCAGCTGTTAATCCGTGACCAACCACAGTTGCAATTTCATCAGCACCACGGTCTACTACTACAACGCGGTAGTAGTTTCCATCGGTTCCTGCGAAACGAGCAGCAAATACTTCTGAAGTTACACCGCCATCAAAATCTTCTTTGCTCTTAATTAGAACACCAGATCCAGTAGCGGTTGCATTTAGCACTCCAGTTTCTGCACGAACAACGGCAAGTCTGCCGCCATATTGCAGGTACTCAGATGCTACCAACCAATCAGATGCATTGTCGTCAGAAGGACCACCAAAAGTATCAATTAGCTCTCTTTCGCTATTGATATTGGTGATGACTCCAACAGGACCTTTTGCAAATGTTGATGCGAAAGCAGCGGTGATTGCCACATCACCGACAACAACTGCGTTTGATAAGTCACGTTCTCTAATAACAACACCAGGCGAGACTTGACTTGCCATGTTTTTACCTCTTAGATATCAAATTTATCTAAATCTATTTAGATTTTTGACTTGTTCAGAGGTGGTGAACAATGCATGAACTACCAATCTGGATATCCCCAATCCGAGAATGGATCGCGTTTCTTTCTACTATCTAGCACTCTTCTAACAGTGCATTCCTTACATTCGTATGCATATGCTGACGGATGCCCTTTCTTGTTTTTTCTTGTCAAGTAAAACTCAGAGATCAAATCCTTCTTCTCTCCACAGGATCTACAAACCCTTTCTTTAAAAAGTAAATGCTCTAAAGAAAATTGATCTCCAATGTCCATTAGTAGTTCCACATATAAGATACTTCTTCTTGAGTGTTTCCATACTCCCAAAGGTTTCCATCAGCATCGATGTAAGTATCATCACCCAATCCATCGTCAATGAATCCAAAAGGTGCCATGTCTTGCTCAATCTGATTTCTCTGCTCCTCATAGATCCTCCTTCTGATATCCTGATCGGTCATCTCTTTGAAGTATTCCTGCATGACTAACCATGCGAAGAGAACCATACACATTACAAGGTCATCATGGTATCCTTCATCTGCTTCCCATGCTTGTTTCTTCTGCACGAATGTGGTAAGCTCTTGGAAAATCTGGAAGTCATTGAAGAGTAGTTTGTCTTCTTCAATGATTGCTTTGAGGTTAGCGCAACCAATCTTCTTGACGGTAACGCTCATCTTCACACCTAGTTGTGTTTTGTTTCCAGAGAATCCTTGTCCGACAATCTGACCCGCTCTGCCACGCATAGCACACATAAGGACGTTAGGATATTCAAGATCGTAATTGAGAGTTGCGGCAATACTATCACCGATATCATTTACTTCTACCAGAACATAAGGATTGTTATACTCCTTACATACTTGGAAAATTACTGAGGGAAACAGTACAGGTTTAATCTCATTATTTCTGTACTTCGCAACGATCTTATACGGCATCGTGGTGATATCAAACACGATGAAAGCACTATAGTCGCCACCAATTCCTCTGGCAACGTCCACAGTAATAATATATTCGTGATCCTTTTGCACTCTCTCATACACGTCAAGTCCTGCATTGCTAGCGATGGGGTCTGCGAAAGGAATGTTTTGTAGTTTTGCTGGACTAATCAAAGTGTCAGCAGATCCAAGGAAGTCGCACTCAAACTCCTGTGCGAACTGCCGTGGTGATGTGTTCTTGATTGTTTCTTCTTTCCACTTGGCATCCCTTCCTGGGACTTGAGACCAGTGGACTTCATTAGTAACATAATCATTTTTACCTCTCCTAGCATCTTCCCACATCTTATAGAAGTGGTTCATGCCATTCGGCGTTGAGATGATTATGACTTTCGTTGACTTACCAGAAGTAATAGTAGGATAAACAGAGGCAAAGAATTGCTCCGCAACATGGTTTGGAACGAAGGCGAATTCGTCGAGGAAGAGAATGTTAAACGACATGCCTCGGACAGCACTTGCAGACGTAGAAGCTGCCAATATCTTACTGCC